ACAAAAACAGGTAAACCTAAAGTAGACGAAGCTGTACTCGACTCTATTAAAATAGATTTTGTCCAAGACCTCCTCCAATTAAGCAAACTAAAAAAAGCCCAATCCACTTACCTAAAAGGCATCCTAAGAGAAACATCAGAGGATAATTGCATCCATCCTTCATTCAATCTACAACTCGCCCAAACATTCAGAAGCAGTAGCGACAGGCCTAACTTCCAGAACATTCCTGTCAGAAATCCCGAGATTGCCAAACTGGTACGAAGGGCGTTCATACCCCGTCCGGATCATCAAATAGTAGAAATCGACTATAGCGGAGCAGAAATCTGTTGTGCCGCCTGCTACCATAAGGACCCTCGGATGGTCTCTTATATACATGACTCCACAAAAGACTTACATAGGGACATGGCGGCACAATGCTTCATGTTACCCAAAAAGGAGGTGTCCAAAACTATTAGGTATTGTGGCAAGAATATGTTTGTGTTTCCTCAATTTTATGGGGACTACTATCTCCATTGTGCGAAGAATCTGTGGGAGGCTATGAGTCAAATGAAATTGGAAACAAAGAGCGGGGCACCTCTAGACCAGCACCTTTGGAAGAATAAGAATATTAAGAAACTAGGATTATGTGATCCAAAAAACCGCCCTCAACCCGGCACTTTTGAACGCCACATCCAAAAAGTAGAGAACGACTTTTGGGGCAGGCGATTTAAAGTGTATGGGCAGTGGAAAATAGACTGGTACAACCAATACAGAAAATTAGGTTACTTCGACACTCTAACTGGTTTTAGGATTGCCGGCAATTACAAAAGAAACGAAGTGATCAACTACCCTGTGCAAGGTTCTGCTTTCCATTGGCTTTTGTGGAGTTTAATTAGAGTTAATAAGATCCTCCGAAAAAAGAAGATGAGGAGTTTAATTGTAGGTCAGATTCATGATAGCATAGTAAGCGATGTGCATAAGGACGAGCTTGGCGACTACCTACATATCGCAAAGAAAGTGATGACAGAGGATGTAAGAAAACATTGGAATTGGATTATTGTCCCCTTGAGCATTGAAGCGGAAGTGTCTCCGGTAGGAGGCACATGGTACGACAAAAAAGAAATAGAATTGGATTAGGAGACTACTATGGAGCTTTATAAAAAACACAGACCAAAATTGCTAAAAGACCTTGTTGGACAAGAGGGGTTAATTAAGTCGGTCTCGGCTATGACAGAGAAAAAGAACACACCTCATTCTATTCTTTTGACCGGCCCTTCGGGTTGCGGCAAAACCACTATTGCTCGTATTTTAAGACGAGCTGTCAAGTGCCATAAGAACGATCTTAATGAGATGGACTGTGCTGATTTTCGTGGCATTGACATGGTTCGAGAAATTAAGAGTCATTTACATAAGGCGCCAATCGGAGGAAAAAGTCGGGTTTGGATTATAGATGAGTGTCATAAGTTGACTAATGACGCTCAAAACGCCTTCTTAAAAATATTAGAAGACACACCTTCTCATGTCTACTTTTTCTTGGCCACCACCGAGCCCGAAAAACTGAAAAACACAATACGGACAAGGTGCACTCAATTAGCAGTCAGAAGCCTCACAAATAAGCAAATAACATCGCTGTTGGAAGGTGTGTGCAAGAAGGAGGAGATAGCCCTGCCCGAGGATGCAAGGGATGCCATAATTCTTCACAGCGACGGTTCGGCACGAAAGGCGTTGGTGCTTCTAGAGCAGGTCCGTCATCTAGAAGAAGATGATATGATAGAAGCTATAGAGTCCACAACTGCCAAGGACACGCAAACGAACCTTGTGAGGTTGCTTATGAACCCAAGATCTAAATGGCCGGAGGTGGCAAAAGCTGTAAAAGAAGTACCTACTGAAGATGCCGAGCGAGTGCGACGTGGTGTGCTTGGGTACGCAAGGGCTATTCTATTGTCAGGCGGAAAGATGTCAGAACGGGCGTACCTTGTGATCGACACCTTCAGAGACAACTATTATGACACAGGCAACGCCGGGCTTGCGGCCTCTTGCTACGAGTTGGTTACTGGTGCTTCTTAATAATTATGCGCCAATTATTAGTTGAGGGTGCGATAATAGTATTGTAAGGGCTAGCTTATAAGGAGTTGTTCATGAGTAAGAAGCAAAAAAGAAAACAAGAAAAAATTATTGATGCGAATTTCTTCGACATAGACAAAACGAGATTGGACGAGGAATGGATCAATCAACCAAAGCTGTTCTTTACCTACGCAGAGCAATTAGCCAAAGCAAGGCAAGAGCTAGAGGAAGAAAAAGCCGAGCTAGACATAACGAAGGCCGAGGTTGACAAAGAAGTACGAGATGATCCCGGAAACTTTGGTTTGAATGCAGACAACCGCATCACCGAAACTATGGTGACAAGCTCCATAGCACAGGACGACAGATACATCTTCCAGAACAAAGTGGTAAGAAAAGCTAAATACAAAACGGATATCTTGCAAGCTGCTGTGGTGGCTTTAGAGCACCGCAAGAGTGCTTTAGAGAGGCTTGTTAGTTTGCACGGTCAAAGCTACTTTGCCTCACCGACACCACAGGACGAACCGTCGTCTGAAGCTGTAAACGAGTATAAGAAGACAGCAGCAAGAAGAAAAAAGAAGAGAGAGTAATATGAATTTGCTTTTTTGGATTGGTTTTATTATCCTCCTTACCATGCTTGCACCCATATTTATATATTTTTGTGTTAAGTTCGGCACTGTAGGATACTTCGAAGGTAAGCGATTTCTTAGTAGGAAATCAAACAATAACGATTGTGACGATATAAGTCACTAAGGCCCCTCTTATTATAAGGAGAGACAACCCATGGCAAAACGTAAATCAAAAAAGAAAGACAGAGCTTCTAGAAGCACTGCGGCTTCCGCAAGAAGGCGAGCAGAGAAGCATCAAAATGGTTTTGAACCCTCAGCATTGAAAGTACCCGAAGGGGTGCAGATGTTTCAGTTGAAAACCGGGAAACCCCTGCGGTTGGACATCCTACCGTATGAGGTAAGTGGCGACAATCCTTATGCCGACAAAGGAGAGCTTCATTACGAGCGGACATTCTTCGTTCACAGAGGTATTGGCGCCGAGCCTATGAACACTTATGTCTGCCCTCGTAAGACAGCAAACAAACCCTGCCCTGTGTGCGAATACCGGTCCGGTCTTATGAACGGCGATGTGGACGAAAAGGAAGAAAACGAACAGCTCTTTAAGACGCTCGCTCCAAAGGAAAGGCAATTGTTCAACGTTATCGATCTCAATGAGAAGGATAAAGGAGTTCAATTATGGGATTGTTCTTATCATCTATTTGGCAAGATGCTTGATGCCGAAATACGCAACGCCGACGAGGATGATGACTTCATCAACTTTTCCGATCTCGAGGGAGGCAAGACACTCAAACTTGGTGTAGAAGAACGACAGTTTGGTCAAGGTAAGCCTTTTGCCGCAGTCGAAACTATTCACTTCAAGAATCGTCGCGAGGATTACTAAGAGGGCATCTTCGATGCTATTATAGATCTTGACGAGGCACTCAAGGTTTTATCCTACGATGAGTTGAAAAAGATACTACTCGAGGCCGAACCAGACGAAGACGAAGATAAGGACAAGGATAAAAAACCTAAACGCACCTCTAAAAAGAAAAAAGCCGCGAAAAAGGAAGAGGTAAAACCCGAAGACGAAGATGACGACTTCGAAGATGACGACTTCGAAGATGACGACTTCGATGACGAAGACGACGAGTTGGAAGACGAAGACGAAGATGACGACTTCGATGACGAAGACGACGATGACGAAGACGAAGACTTCGATGACGAAGACGACGAAGACGACGAAGACGAAGACGAAGACGAAGACTTCGATGACGAAGACGAAGACTTCGATGACGAAGACGACGAAGACGACGAAGACGAAGACGAAGACTTCGATGACGACAAGTCGTCTAAAAAGAAGGCATCTAAAAAGAAGGTGTCCGCAAAAAAGTCCACAAAAAAGGGTGCCCAGGCGAAGGGGCGTTCGGCAAAAGCACGGACCAAATAGAAACTTGTAAAGATTGCCCTATTTGGGACGAATGCGACAAAGCCAAATACGGTTATTAAGGCAAAAGGGCGAGGTAGAAAAATGCCTCGCCCTTTTTTAGGAAATACATATGAATGTAAAAGACATCAAAAGAAAGATGAGAAAACAACAAAAACAAAAACTGTCCTTCAAAGACTTTGTCAGCACAGGAAGCACCCTTCTTAACCTAGCCTGTACTGGTAAACCTTTTTGTGGTTTTGCTAAAGGCAAGTATTACTTCTTAGTAGGCGACTCTGCTAGTGGTAAAACGTTCCTGTCCTTGACATGTCTTGCAGAAGCAAGTATCAATCCAAATTTTAAAAATTATCGGTTTATCTACGATAATAATGAGGATGGGGCACTAATGGATGTCCAAAAGTTTTTTGGTCAGGGGGTCTCTGATCGTCTAGAACCACCGTCCATCGATGACGGAGAACCCGGCTACTCCTCTACCATCGAGGAGTTCTACTTCCATGTAAGCGATGCAATAGAACAGGAAAAACCTTTCATATACATATTGGATTCCATGGACAGCTTGTCTTCCAAAGACGAAATATCCAAATTCGAAGAGACGACGGACGCATACAGAAGAGGAAGGGAGACTACAGGCTCCTATGGCGACGGCAAAGCTAAAAAGAATTCGAGCAATCTCCGAAGATTGCTCACACCGCTTCGAAAATCTGGCTCTATTTTAATCATCATTAACCAAACAAGAGATAATCTAGGCTTTGGGTTTGAAAAGAAAACCCGATCAGGAGGAAAGGCTTTAAGATTTTATGCTTGTTTGGAAATGTGGTCCGCTATTAGAAGCAAAATATATAAAACCATTAAGGGCAAAAAACGGCAGCTGGGAATCCTATGTCAAGTAGCGATTAAAAAGAATCGCATAACAGGAAGAGAACGGGAAATCACCGTTCCTATATATCATTCATTTGGTATCGATGACATTGGTGGTTGTATCGACTACCTTTTGGGCGAAGGGCATTGGGGCATTAAAGGCAAGGTCATTGTTGCCCCGGAATTCGAGTTCAAAGGGATGAAAGAAAAACTCATTAGACACATTGAAGACAATCGGCTCGAAAAGGATCTTCGTTCTATTGTCGGGGACGTTTGGAACGAGATTGAGGATGCTTGTGCCTTAAAAAGAAAAAAACGATATGAATAGGAAAACTTTTGTCAATTTTTCTTATAATGAACGATAATATAAGTGGAAAGACTATGTTGTTTTCCTATTGGAGGTTTTACTATGAGTAGTTTAATGGAAAGGTTCTTTATTATGAATGGTTTAAGAAAAGGCGTTAAGGCAGAACTAGCAACCAAATTGAATATCAACAATGTCATATATGTGAATGCCCGTCAACGAGGACAAGGGGCGTGCACTGAGCCTTATGTCACATTCTCTCCTTCTCAAAAATTGCTGTCCTTCAATAAAAAGATGATTCATCTTCTTGATATTGACGACTCTTGGCAATCGCTTCGATTGGGCATTGATCCAGAATCGGAGATCATTCTGTTGAAAAAGGCCGATCCATTCGAAGTCGGAAGCGCCGTGTTTTATAAGCAAAAAAAGAAATCCGGGGCTTTCGTTGTGTGTGTTAATGCCTTAATGAAGGAGTTCCCCAGTCTTGAATGGTCTCGCAAATACATTGCTGAAAGAATCGGTAATATGATCCTCCTACAATCTATGAAAGCTCAGTAACATGTCTACATATCTTGTACTCGATAGCAATTATATGTGCCATAGAGTCAAACATGCCCTAGGCGGACTAAAACATGGAGAGACACCGACTGGCACCGTTTACGGTTTTTTTAAATCGGTAGCGATCCTCCAAGACCAGTTCCGCACCCCTCATGTTATCTTTTGTTGGGACTCTAAAACCAACAAGCGGAAGGAGCTCCTGCCCAGCTACAAAGAAAAAAGACACACAGCTAAAGAAGATATAAGTGAAGAGGAGCTTCAATTTGAATGGGAATTCGTTCGTCAGATGAAGCGACTAAGGGTTCGTTACCTTAAAATGATAGGATTCCGCAACATATTTGTCCAAAAAGGGCTGGAAAGCGATGACATAATCGCTTCCATATGTAAAAGAATTTCAGAGGAACATGAAGCGGTTATTGTATCTGCTGA